CCAAACTTGACTGTATTATAAAATACGGCCAAGGTCAAGGAATGGGTACTAACGGTAGTTTTGATATTGCAACTTTAACCGATCATCTATTTATAAATTTTGTGATAGATGAGAAAACAAGTTTAAAGGGAATATTCCCTGAAAACCAATGTTACGGTAAAGTAGGTGATGACTTGTGGATCTATGATCCAGAAGACCAATTACCCGTATTTTATAAGAAGATTAATCTTCCTATAAATACAAGCAAATCAAAGGAGTTCGTTAACGGAAATTCTTATTTAGAATTTTGCGCGCGAACTTTCTTCAACGATTCTGATGTTAGTCGGATTAGTCCGAATCTGATATCAAAGTCAAAAGAATATCGTTACATTCCAATGCTCTTAGGCTTGTGTAGTAGTAGAGGTATCCAGCTGGATGCCTCGTTGTTCGATACCCTTAACAATACTGTTAAAGGTACTGAAATAACCTACCTGCACAAGTTACAAGACTGGATAGTAAGTATGTTATTAATTGGACAATATGAGCAAAGCTCCTATTGGCAATCAATAACGTACGACTATCTTGTAACCGGTAATTGGATAACTGGAGACCTTGTTAAAGGCCTATACCAGGATTCCAAACTTCTATCACGTCTTATGATAGCTCACAGTATTGTGACCATCACAGAGAATGTAGAAGCAGTGCAAGATAAGATCTTTGAGATTGTAGATGCAATGGACGTCTATTCAGATGAAGTAATTCAGCTGGTAGAGTCTGACACCAATTTATTTGACGTCAGTAATCCAAAGTATTTGGTAATTACCGAATCTAATAATCTGAAATACCTTACACCAAAACAAATAATTGTTTTCGGAAGATATGTAGATCAGAAGAGACTGTTAAACAATGACCTCATAGAGGCCAACGAATTAGCAGCACTTGCAACATGTCCAAAAGACATAGTGCAGTTCGGTAGAAACCTATCAATGATTGCCCAAAAATCATGTTATGATGATGGGAATATTAACTATAATACCGAC